AACATAAGATCAGCAGTAGCAGGGAGACCAAAGGATTCAGAAGTGTCAGTAAGGTTAGGATCAGAGCTAGCAAAACCACTACGAGTGGTTTGAGTAGCAGAAAAGATGGGGAGGTCGAATTCGACTGCCAACCCTCTAAGTTCCTCAGCAATCGACTTGATGTAATTATAAGAATTGACGTTAACCGCTGACCTGTACCTCGATGAAGCACAAATGTTAAGGTAGTCAATGAAAATAATGTCAGGCTTAAATGACTTCTTAAGATGAAGTTCACTAAGGAGGGAACGGAAGTGTCCTGCATGAGCAGCACCCGTAGGATACTCCTTAATAATTAGTTTGCCTGTAGTCTTGCTGCTGAGGTTCTGAACCTTCTTGTAGAAAGTAGACTTAGGAAGTTCCGCAATCTCTTTGATATTAACATTGAGGAGGTTTGCGTCAATTCTTTCCGCAATCTTCTCTTCTGCCATTTCACATGTGATGTATAGAACGTTCTTTCCCTGGAGGAGAACGCTGGCAGCGACATGGCACATGAAAAGAGATTTACCGACACCAGTGCCAGCGAGTGCGATGTTAAGTGTTTTGTTAGAGACACCACCCGCAGTAATCTTATTGAACATTTCAAGATCAAAGGGGATCTTATTTTCTCTGCGGTTATAATACGCAAAGCGATTTTCGTAATCATCGATGTAATCGTGTCCAACGTGCTGGTCAAACCCAACTGCCAGAGCATCCTTGAGGATATCAGGGATAGCGTCAGGACCTTTCTTGTCGTCCTGTCCGTCAGCAATCTGGATGCTCGCCATCAGTGCCATGTAGATGGCACGTTCTTTACACCACTTCTCAGTGATGTCCTCTACCCATTCGCGTTCGGTCTCGCTAGGTTCTAGACAATCAATCAGAGATTTGACAAGAACAAACTCTTCTTGTGTCAGGTCTGTTCTGTTCTCAGACTCAATGTAGAGAACTTCCTTTGTAGGGAGTCCATCATACGCACGGATATAACTACCAATCTCTTCGAATAAAATTCGATCGGTTCTTTCATCAAAGTACTCGGATTGTACGAAAGGAAGTACTTTCCGAGCATATACCTCATCATGTAGAAGATTCTTCAGAATCGTCAGAGGTATCCTCTCGTCCGCCATAGGTAAACTCCAATTTCGCGGCGGCATCAAGTTGCCGCATTACATCATCAGTAAAATACTTTTCGGGTTCACCAAGAACCGTTTTCTCATATACCTTCTTACCATCAGGCATCTTCAGGTAACTGCCTGCTTTCTCAAAGATACCATACTTGAGAGCAAGTTGTGGCAGACCATAGTAGTTGTCAAGTCCACGCTCATCGTAGAAGAGGCGGATCTCAACCTGCTGATTTTCTTTACTCAGACGCGACTTGTTAGTCTTAGCCTTGATAATGTTTCCAATGATTTCTTTTCCATCCTTCTCTTTGGACTTAGAAAGATGAATGATAGTGGATGCAGCGTACTTGAGTCCGCTACCTCCTCCCATCTCTTTTGTAGGAACGTAAGCACCGACAACATCGTAGGTATGGTTGGTGACGATCATCGGAACATCCGCCTTTGCCAACTTAGAAGTTAGGATACGGAAGGTGCCTTTGATCAGTTGACTCTTGGTCATATCGCGAACTTGCTTATCGTTCAGGGTGTCTTCTGTCTCCTTAGTGGTAGACATCATGCCCAGACTATCAAGCACGAACATCATTGGTCGCCTGTCTTCTTCAGGCTCCTTCATATAGTTATCAAGAATCTTATATGCCTGGTGTCTAAACTCTTCAACTGTCGCAACATCTACCTTGTAGAAGCGTCCAGTGATACCACGCGAGACCAGCAGATCTTTCTCAATAGCACCTTCTGTGTCAAAGTAAAAGACAGCACCCTTGGGGTTTTGTACTAGAAAGTTCTTTACTACTGCGGTTGCGAAGTACGTTTTACCAGTGGATGTTTCTCCAGCAATTGCTGTAATACGATTTCCTGACACACCACCAAAGATGCTGCCGCTAACCAGGGCATTAAAGATATAAGAACCGGTGTCAACAAAAGTTTCATGTTCTTTAATGTTGTCAACGTGAGTAATATAATCTTCGCCAACTTCTTTGGCGATCTTGTCGAAAAAATCCATCAAATTCCTAGTAGTTTACGTTGTCTCTCAAAGTATCCATGAAGGATCCAAGAGCTGCTATTCATCTTGTCGGTACCGCCCACACCCCACTCAAAGATAACTCGATCATTATCCTTGAAGCGATCTAGTTCTGGAGTATTGTCCTTGCCACGATCGCCACCGTTACAGAATACCACCTGATCAGAGATTTGTAAACACTTCTCAATGGCACCACAGGCACTGTCGTCAGCATCATCCCAGGAGATGACACCATCGACCATGTTCAGGTGGCGTACAATGTCAGCACGTTCTGTCCAGCACTGGAAATACTGACCTTTCTTACGCTTCAACCAAGGATCGCCGTTCAATCCTACGATCAGGTTGTTGGTAAGATCCTTAGCACGTTTAAAGTATGAAATATGTCCACTGTGGATGGGGTCAAACCCACCCGTCACCAGACTCACTTTGTCAAAAAACATCAGATAACGAAACCGAACTGCTCTCTAGCAATTTTCTTGTATGGACCACCAGGATTCTCCTCGCGGATTTGGTGGATGATATTTAATTTTTGATACAGAGATGTATCACCGCCTAGACGCAGAGCATTGATAATGGTTTTGAGCTCTTTGTCGTTAATGGGCAGATCCATAATAGCACTAAATGAAGAAAGATTCAAGGGTAGCAGTTTTTTCTAGTGACCATCCAATAGCATCCAGGATGGCACGAACGGGTTCGACAAACGACTTGCTGAACTGAAGATCATAATCGATGTACTTCTCCAATCCCAGTTCCACAGGGAACTCATTGATGAATGAGATTACGTTCTCGTGGATCGGATTAGGTTTCTTCAGATAGCAGAACTTAATCTTCTCGCCGTTGTTGATAGCGTTGTATTTATTATCGAGTCCATGCTTTTTGATGTAATGATTGAAGAGCAAAGCACCCCTAGCATGGATAGGAGTTCCTTTGTTGTAGATTGACAAGTTACTCTTGTACTTGTTAACGTCGGAGACAGAACGTGGGAACGAAATCAACTGTGGTGGCAACTTCTTAAAGTCAACCTTTGCTCGTTCTACAAAGTCAATCACATCATCCTCAGTCTGAGTCATGATAACCTTTAGCACATCTTTGATCAATGTGCGACAAGGTGCTGGTGTAGATGATTTGACTGCCTCAATACCCATCATCTTGAGTTTTGGTTCAGTAAATCGGACACCTTCGATGTCCCAGGCGTTGAGAATGTATCTCTTCTTAGCAGTCCAGATGCCACGTTCAGCGATTGTCTCACGCTTCATGAACATCTTCTGCTCGTAAGCGTTTACGTATGTCGCGAGGTCTTGGTAAGAACTAGAAATATACTTTTCAAGTTCAGTCTCACAGATTTTATCAAGGAAATTGACAACTGCTTCAGTAGTCTTCTCTCTTCCCGCGAATACTTTGTTAACAAGAGGACCCAGATTGAGATAGATAGAGTCAGTATCAGAAGCAACAACATAATCAACCTCGTCGGTTTTTAGAATTTTGTTAATGTACCGGTTCATCCGGTTTTCGATCCACCGTATACTGAACTGACCCCCGAGAGTAATAGCTTCAGCATTCTCCAACTTATAATAACGGAAATAGTTATTGCCAATAGCACCATAAGCACTATTAAGTTGGATCTTTTTAGCCATCTGGATGTTGTTACACCTGGCAATCTCCTTCTCAAGTGCCTTAGAAGGGTTCTTCTCATAATCTTTTTTCGCTTGGATCATCTTCTTCTTAAAGATGACACGCTCCTTATAGATTTTGTCCATCAGGACCGGCAGGAAACCACGTTCTTTGGTTGTGAACATGGCACCGTTAGGACAGACGGTTACATCTTTGAGATCAGATAGGTCAACCTCTTCTCCCAGAAGTTTATCAACGGTGACTGTTGGGTGTCTCTCATCCAGCAACGTTTCAGGTGAAATGTTGTACTGCATAATGAGGTGCGGGTATAGCGAGTTGAGGTCAAAAGATACAACCCAGTCATACACACCCGGAACTGGTTCTTTAACGTAAGCACCAGCGTACTTCTCATTCTTGACTTCCTCCTGTTTGGGTGGGATAGCGATGTTTCGCTTCTTCAGATCATTATAGATGATCATGTCCCACATACGGACCTGGTAGAAGACATCGTTAAAGTTCACCTTGGCGTCATAAGCCATGGTTATCGCCAGTTCGACGAGCTTCATCTTCTCTTCCAGGGCGTCAACCAGTTTAACGTCTTGGATGTTGTACTCTACAAACTTCTGCCAGTTCTTGGTGTAGAAGTCTTTAAAGGTATCAAACTCAGAGTGGTCTAGTTTCTTCTGTCCAAGCTCAACCTCACCAATGTAGTCAAGTCTATATGATTCCTGCGCTTTATAGGTGAATTTCTTATACAGATCCAGATAATCGAGAACAGTAATACCACCGATATCGTAAACCGTATGTGGTCTGCCATTGAGGTAGATCTCTTCATGCGTTACAAGTCCCCACGGAGAAAGTCCTTTGACACGCTTCTCACCCAGAAGTCTGGTAATTCTTTTGGCAAGGTATGGAATGTCATACAACTGACAGTTCCACCCAGTAATGACCTCGGGAGTGTTCTGCTCCCAGTATGCCATAAACTTATTTACCAGTTCGAACTCATCCTTACACTCCACATACTTGACCATGGGGTCATCGTTACGGAATGGTCCGACACCAAAAGTGATGATACGTTTGGTGGCAAAGTTCTCCAGTGTGATACAAAGAAGTTCTTCATCACACGCTTCTACCGTCGGGAATCCGCGCTCTGACTGGACCTCAATGTCGATCGTGGCGATATGCATCTTGCGAATATCGAACTTGATCTCATTCTCAGGATACTTCTCAGAGATATACTGATAGATGTATCGACGATTTCCGTAGATCGGAAAGTTCTCAATCGCTTCGTGTTTCTTAATGAACTCACGGCAATCTCGTACAGTTCCTGGTTGGAT